CCGCATTCCGTCATTGCCTGAATCGCGAACCCCATAGCCTCCGCGTGATCGTAAACGCGCAAGTAATGGTCACCATTGACCAGCACGTCAAACGAGCCGGGGGATTCTGACTGAATCTCTACTCTTTGGAGCGGCATGTTTAAGCCTCCGGGCGGTAGACAATACCGCCCCTGCTATAGATACGGAAGGAAGAGAAGACGCGCCAGAGCTGCCCATGGAAGCCGGTCAAGCGTAGGCGTCGGGCCTTGCGTTCCGGGGGCCAGTCTATGCGGTCGTCCGCGCGACGGTTCCGGAGGTTACGGGATTGCAGCTTTGCGTGCATGGGTGGCGTCCTGTTTCACGTGGAACGGAAGGCGGGGGCTATGCACCCCCGCCCCGTAGCTTAGGCGGCCTGCTTCAGTTCGGCCATGCGTTCGGCCAGCGTCCAGAGGGCGCGGTTCACCTTGACGTTTTGGTCAATGCCGGTCACTTCGCGGGAGGTCGTGCGACGGCCCGTTGCGGCACGGCCACGGAGCCCGCCCCGGATCGCGTTTTCCTGTACGCGGTTGAAGGTGGTCCAAAGGTCGGAGGCGTTGTCCTCATACCGGCGGGGGCGGAGCAGTTGCGCGGCCGTGATCGGAAACGCGCCCGACACGGGGTCCGGTTCCCACTTCGTATGCAATGCGGCTTCCGCATAGGCCACTTGCTCAGGGCCGGAGAGCTGCAAAGCCTTGAACGTGTCGCGCTGGTCTTCGACTTGGCGGAACCCTTCGACAACCGTAAACGCGCCTTCAATCACGTCGTCCACAATGTTCCCCTTGTGGCGGACGCGGATATCCGACGAAATGTCCCCGCAGACGAGGCCATTCATGCAGACGAAACGGAACATGCCCGAAAGCATCTGATAGCTAGACGTTCCGTCATGGCTGTTAATGAGAATAATCTCATTCGCTTCCGTGGCGTTGATCTGGGAGGCGTGACGCAGGCGGATCATGTGCTTCGTAAACTCGCGCTTGTCGGCAATGCGCGTCTTCGACTGGCCCACCATAAAAGGCTGGAAGCCTTCACGGCGCAAACCGGCCAGTACGTCCACCGTCGGCACGAAGGTATAGCGGTCGCTCCGGGAGTGGTGCGCATCGGCCGCGAAAATGGACGGGGCCACGCGGCGGATTTGCTCATCGCTGAGCGGCGATTCTGCGCGGTATTGGGTGGGGTTCGCAAAGCGGGTGGCAAGGCTGGACATTTGGGCAGTTCCCTTGATTGGGCCCCAGCAGGATTGCCGGGGCGGGGTGAATCGTTTCACGTGGAACCGGGGGGCGTCAACCCCCCAGCCTGTTACGGGGTGAAGGCGGCGCAAATGCGCTGGCACTTTGCCAGCACGGAGGAGGCGTGCGGGTCGGTCGCCGTGGCGGGGTCATTGGCAACGATCATGCCAAGCAGGGCCAGCACCCCCAAAACCTCATTCAGTTCCGGCACGTCCGGGATGGTGGCGTTATCCATGGCGAGGATATCGGCAAGGTTGCCGGTTGCCTGCGTGACAATTCGGTGCGTGATCTTCATGCGTGTTTTCTCTGGTTGTGTTTCACGTGGAACGGAGGGTTAGAAACACCAGCGGCGCTGGTCGTCGTCTGTGATGGTCTGGCCGGGGGCGTAGAGCCCTGTGGGCATTTGGCAGCAATAGAGCCGCCAATTCTCGCGCGTTGCCGCTAGGGCGGCGCTGGCGCTTTCATGCTCCGCGTTGAGCTTGCCAGTGGTGCCAAACCATGTGACCCAGACGAGGACGGGCGCATTGTCGAATTCGGTCATGGTCTTAGCCTGCCAGTTTGGTGATGAGGTCTAGGGCGCGGTCGTGGGCGTTTTCGGCGCTGGTCTGCGCGATGCGTCGGCCCGCTTTCGCGTGTTTGTCGGCTTCCTTGGAACGGGCAATGACGTACTGCGCCAATGCCTCTGCGATGACGTGCCGGTCATTCTCGCAAAGCGTGATCGTTTTCGGATTGATGAGCATGGCGTTTCAAGCCTCCCGGATTTTGCGGATAAGGGTGCGAACCTCGTCGTATTCCATGCGGGCGAAGTCGGCAGGGTTGCCGGTCTCTGCTTCCGTCTTCTCTACCTCTTTGGAGAGGTCGTAAGAGTAGGCCGCAAGGCCCACCAGAATGGTGCGGATATCTTGCTCAGAAAGGGTAAGCGTTGCCATGGCGTTTCCTTAGCGGGCGGCGTAGCGGTAAAGGGCGCGTCCGATGATGGTGCCGGACACTACGGACAAGGCAAGCAAGGCGATAAGCATTTGCGGGCTCCTGTGGCGTTGAAAGGCTCTTGATGGGAGGCCCTAATCTCTAGGGCCTCCGGGCAAGGGTCTTAATCGTTGCGGGACAACTCAGACGCTTCCCCCATGGTGATGGTGTCTCGCTCCTGCCAGAGAAACCAGAAATGCGGGGAGGCGGTATCTTTTCCCAGCCATGCTGTTTGGCCGGTTTTGGTCTGGTACGTAATGCGGCTTTTGGTCACGTCTGTAACTAACCATCCGGCCTTTTCAGCAAGGGCGGCAAGCTCGGAATTCGTCGGCGCTTTTACGTTCATGTTTTCTCTCTCCTGTGGACGTGATGAAGGTCTAGCTAGCCCAGAGCCCTGATTCATTCGCAGGACGCTGGACTAGATAGACCCCGGCTTGGCATGTGGGCCGTCACGTCTATCTAGTGCCGTTTTCAGACCTAGTGCCGCTCCGGTCGCATCCTCGGGGTCGCCTACTGAGGGAGGGGGCTTTTTGCCCTCCCGGCTTCCCGGTGATGCGCCTTCATCGCGCCTACCGCTGGTCTATTGCCGCACCGTCTTTTAGGCCCCGTGCAAGGGCGTTTTACCCGTCGGCCGCTGTCCAATTGGGCCGGGTCGATCCTTCCGCCGGGGGGCTGGTCTTCGGACCGTGGCAGTCGCCTACGCGTCCTCCTCCCCCCCGCGAGGCGAGGTCCGCGGCTCCAGTGGCCCGACCCCCCTCCCGGCCCTTTCCGCTGGCCGGTGAGTGGACAATGGGGGGTGCCCGCCTCCCCGTCCAGCGTTTCCCGACGAACGGTAGCGGAGGCCCTGAGAGTGAGGCAGGGCCTAGGGCCCTCCCCCCGTCATGCGTGGGACCGCACCCCAAAGGCTGGGCAACTGCGCAAGGGGTTTGGCCTGTGGGGTCCGGGGGCGGCGCTTTAGGGTGGCCCCAGCGGGACAGGGTGACCCCACGCAAGCGGCTGAGCGGGCTGGGAAAGGGTCTCTGGGGTCTATGGGGTCTGGGTTGTTTTAACAACTAATTGGGAAGAGGGGTAATGCTTTACGTTTTAAAACAGTGACTTGGCGTATAGAAATAAGCGAAACGGGGCGTGACCACGGACCCCGAAGCCCCATGGCGACCCCAATCCTTTGGAGGTCGGCCGTCCCGCGCCCTCATGCATCGCGCCAGAGCCCTGAAAACAAGCTGTTTTGGCCGAATTTCAACGCGCGGCACCCCCCCAGCCACAGGGCTACCGCTCCACCCCCCCGAACGCCGTAGCGGCCGTCCTAGGAGGTTTTAGCGGGGGTGGGGGTCTGGGCACTGGCCGGGGGCGGTCGCTCTTCCGTCCCACGGTTGGCACGCCTCTTGCATAGGGGCTGCCGTCCCCCATACGGCGGCGTATGGCTGTCCAGACCATGCAAGGTCCGTGCCATATGCAAGACCCGTGCCAACGTCCGCCGCCGTATGGTCGCACGCATCCGGCAAGAGTCATGCCAACGTAAGCAAGCGTTCGCTTCAAGCGGGCGATTCAATCAAGCGTTTGATTCCATCGCTCTCCGTACCTGAATGGGGGGAGGGGTATGGAGGCATCGCGAAGCTGAATACGCCCCCCGGTGCCGGAAAAAGCCGGGGCCTAGCTAGCTTTCTAGTGTCCCCGGACGCAGAAAACGAGAACCACAAAAAAGCCATCTCACCCCCTCTGAGACTACCCCCCGATCCACCATCATTTAACCCTGACCCCAACGTGCTATAAGGGGCCATGGCGAAGCCCCAGAAAATTCAGAGTATGACTCCTTATCGAATCGAGCCCTTTGGGGAAGTGGTGATCCCGAAAGATTGGGTCTTTTACACACCGCTGGCGGGGAGGCTGCGTGCCGCGAATAACGAGGAGGCCCTATGCGATCTGGTGAACCTCATATCACGGGTTAGACGCTCACGATGGGCACGGTATCAGGGCATCATCGGAAAGCCGCTTACGACGAACCTCGCAGGGGTCGAAAAGAGTCTGGTAGGAGTGCATGAGAAATGAGTACGGATAACCTCCCCGCATTGCTCGTGGACGAAACGCCTGAAAAGGAGTGGGCAGAACGTGATCCCAAGGGGATGGCGGCACGGGTGACGATGGCACGGAATGAGGGGTATGTGAACCTTACGCCTCTGCAACGACAGTTTGCACTGGAATTCGTGCTCACAGGGACAAGTCTAAGGAAGATTGCACGGGTGATGGAATTGCCACAGCCAGTCATCCAACGCATGTATAACGATCCGGTCGTAAGAGCCTATATCTCCGACCTGCAAAAAGAGGTCGCCGTACATAGGCTCATTAACGATCAGTGGATTGAAAACCAGATCATGCAAAACATGCCCAAGCTCCTCGGGGAAGTGCCGGTGGATATCGTGACCAGCAAAGGGACGCACGTTAAACGCAAGAAATACCATGGGCCTGAGTTGGTGTCCCTGTTCAAACATTTCAGTGGTGCGGGACAGGCCGAAGCTGCGCGCCAGAAAGGTGGCGTGAATGTGCAGATCAATTTCGGGGAAATGGGTATCACACGGGATGAGGACGCGCCTACCGTGTATATCGACGGGGAGAAAATGGAGTGAGGGACTACCGGCCCCTTGATAACGTCCAGTTGCCCAATCACTGGCATCCGATGGCCCACCAGAAGCAGTTTTTTAACCATATGTTTCAGGGTGGTCACTTTCCGGAACGTAAACGGGCCTTTTTGACATGGCACCGACGCGCGGGAAAAGATTCGTGTTCCATCAATGGGCTTGCTATGGCATCCCAACTGCGCCGGGGGACTTATTGGCACCTCCTACCCACTTTGAATCAAGGCCGGAAGGTGATATGGAACGGTGTGGACTCCTCTGGCCGCCGAATTATCAACCAAGCCTTTCCAAAAGAATTGGTCGAAGTGTCCAACGAAAACGAAATGACTCTGAGGCTTAAAAATGGCTCTTTTTATCAGGTGGTTGGTTCCGACAATTACAACTCCCTTGTGGGCGCAAATCCGCTTGGCGTCATCTTCAGTGAATGGGCCCTCTCAGACCCTGCGGCTTGGGACTTCGTTCGTCCCATTCTTTTGGAGAACGGTGGTTTTGCTGCCTTCATCACTACCCCACGTGGAAAAAACCATGCCCACAAACTATGGAAAAGCATCCAAGGGAAGCCCAATTGGTACACGTCCCTCAAAACAGTCAATGATACGTTCCGAAATGACGGTACGCCGATCATCACGGAAGAAATGATTCAGATGGAACGAGATGAAGGCGTTGCAGACGAGATAATCGAACAGGAATACTATTGCAGTTGGGAAGGTATCAATTATGGTTCGATTTATGGTCGCCAGCTCAATAGATTTGCGTTCCAGCAGATTGAGTTTCCCGAACCGTTTGTCCCTGATCTACCTGTACTTACCGCATGGGACATTGGTCATCGTGATGCAACTGCCATATGGTTCTATCAAATTGTGGCCGGGGAAGTACGAATTATTGACTATGAAGAAGGTGTCGGTTCGGACGCGGACGAATGGCTGGATAAACTCGAAGAAAAGCCTTACGCTTATGGCACTCCCACTTTGCCGCATGACGCCAAGAACAAAACCTTTGCTACTAAATACTCTGCACAAGATCGTTTTATCACACGGAAATTCGTGCCTTATATCGTGCCCAATATGCGGGTTGCGATGGGAATTCAGGCAGCACGTGCAATGATCCCTATAGTGTGGTTTAATACCGCGCAACCGCGCGTGCTGAAAGGGTTGGAGCGTCTGGAGAATTATCATTATGAATGGGACCCAGAGCTAAAGGTTTTCAGCACTGAACCCGCCCACGATGACAATAGCCATGGCGCAGATGCTTTCCGTATGCTGGCACTGTCAAAATCGGTTATCGAGCAATGCAGCAGAAGCCGTACTACCGTCGCACGCTCAATGCAATCTGTAATGACCCCGCTTGGCCGCGCCTTGAACCTCGAAAATCTGTTCAAGGACCGGGAAAATAGAAACGCTTACCGGAGAGTCTAGAATGGGCGCTGAAACTGACAAGAAAAAGCCTGACAATCCGTGGCCCAAGCGCATACAGGCATGGGAGAAGTTTTCAGAGAAGTTTCACGAACGCGGAAAGCAGATCGAAGGGCGGTACGAAGACGATCGAGAAGCAGAAGCCTCTGGGCGACCTTCAATGCTCGGTGATACGGGCATTAAAAAGGTCAATATGTTCTACAGCAATACAACGGTTATCAAGGATAGCCTTTACAATAGTCTCCCGAAGCCCGATGTAAGCCGGTTGCATAAGGGCGAAGTGGATAATGAGGGGAGTAGAGTCGCCGCAACCATCATGGAACGCGGTCTGACCTATGAAATCCACTGTGCAAAGTATTTTGATACGGCTGTTAAGGCAGCCATTCTAGACAGGTTGGTTCCGGGCCTCGGAATCCTCTGGGTATCCT